CCTAGCAGTTTCACAGCAGTTTCAGGGCAGTTTCAGGGCAGTTTCACCAGCAGTTTCAGTAGGATTTTTTTTTGTAAAAAGTTTTTTTAAAAAATTGTGAAAGTGTTTAAGGTATTTTCATATACCAATCGAGTACATCCATGCACTCTTCAAGACCTTTGACTACCTTAGCGTAGTAGCCTTCTTCGTTAAGATCAGCAACCCATTGCTTTTGTTCTTTAGATGGGTAGCAAGTCTTGTCTGCTTTGATTTCTAGGAATAGTCCTGAATACTTACTATTGACTTTGCATATCTGCATATCAGGAAAGCCTTTGACATAGCCAGTTTTCTTTGCTAGGACTGCTTGTTTCATTGATGTTCTTATGCCACCTAGACTAGCACAGTATCTTAACTGAGGATATTGTAACTGCATATATATACAGAACTTATATTGTACGTTTGCTTCTTTCTTTAGAGCCATCTTACCCCCTACTAGCCCCCCTATACCCCCTAGTACCCCTATTACCCCCTCTACTACCCCTACTCTCCTCTGTATAGGTAGTTCCTTTTATTAGTTGGTACATTAATGGTTGTGATACACTATACTTCCTAGCGAGAGATGATATAGTAATCTTTTGTGTTGAGGTATTGTACTCTTCTCTGATAGCATCTGCTTCAGCAACAGTAAACTTTCTTCTGGAGTAACCTCCACCTCTAGTATCTTTTCTATCTTCTACTCTTATCTTTCTAATCTTTGGCATAATTTATTCTTCTTCAAACCTATCTGTAGTTTCACCATACTGATTTTCTACATCTACATTTGTTATGGTTATCTCTACTTTATTTGGATTCTTTTTATTTAAGTAACATATTCTGTCTATCAATTCTTTATCGTTTTTTATTTCGTTTATGTTTGATGTTAGAACAAAGGTGTCTAGTATTCCAGTATTTACTCTTCTGGTAGCCTTTAATTTATTCCTGATCTCATAAGAAACAAACACTCTAAAGATTGGTTTTTTCATTTTTCCATTGACATCTTTAACAATAATAAATAGCCAATAATATCATCTACTGTATCTTCTGTTTTATCATTGATACCTTTGTTTTGTATTCTTGCTAGTTTATCATCTAGTCTAGCACATATTGCTTCAGTAGCATCTAACTTACTGAATACATTAGATGGATTTAATGCAGTATTGCCATACGCTTTATTCTTAGACTTTAAAAGATCAGTAATCTGTTTCGCTACTTTGTCTAAGTGCCAGTCAAAATTTAACTTTGGTTCTTTTTGTTCTTTCATTAGTTCTTCTTTACTTAATAACATCTTTGGATTTATAAGCCCACCTTCCCACTTATTATTTTTATCTTCAACTACTTCATCTTGCCAAGTTTTAGAAGTATTATATCCATTCCTATCAGTTTCATAATAATATTTGCTATGCTTTATCATATTCTTTTTCTTTAAGGATTAATTTATCTACAAATTTTAACATTTGATTTACTGTATATACTCTAATATCACCATCATAGTTATCGTATATGCAGGTAAAGTTATCATCTTCATAAGTCCACAAACTTCTAACATTATTTTTTATGTGGTTTTTTAATATCCACTTAATAGTTTTGTACTCTCTTGGTTTTTTAGTTATTGTTTCCATCATTGTGTTTTTCTAGTTCATTAAATCTTTCTAAGTTATCAATTATCTTATTACCATCTGTAGATGCTATTTTTTTAAATGTTTTATACAAGCCAATAATTAAAATGACTGTAAAAAATATAGTAAATATAGATAACTCGTTCGTATTCATTTGACAAATATAAAAATATATTTCAATTTTATATTATAATTAATATATTTTATTATATCTATCTTCTTAAAGACTCCTGAATCATTTCATAAAACTCTTCTTCATTGTTTTCTGTCCATTCTTGTATCTGATCTTCAGTCATCTCTTTACCATTTTCATCTTCTGCATAACTTATATAAGCATCACAAAAGTCTGGGTAATCCCAAGATTTTACATCTTCTAATTCGTAGTTTGTTATTTTCATTTTAATAGTTTTTATTTTAATAATTTAGGTTCTGGTCTATAGTTAGGTACTTCTAAAGGGTTATCACCCTTATCTACTCTGCTTCTTGCTTCCCATATTAAATCTTTATGCTTTCTTAACCATCTCATATAAGTTGGCACATTAAAATGTATAAAGTCACCATTGATAGGACTTCTTACTCCTAAGTTAAATGCATTTTGTGCATCTTCAAAGTAAAAGTTCTGATAAGTCTTAGCAAGATCATCTGCTAAACTTTGCGACATAACACTTATTGTATCTTCATCAACATTGTTTTGCCCTAATTCAATATAGGTTTTACTAATTAAATCTACTGCACCCATAAGCAGTTCCTCTTTTGTCATTGTGTTTATCTGTTTCATTGTTTAAATTGTTGTTTTAGTTTTTCTTTTACATTTAGATTCTTTTGTAAGTGCTGGTGTATTTTACTTATGCCTTGAGGTTTATTAGTGTTTCTTTTCTCCCAAGTCCTTACACAAGCCTTCCATGCCTTCATCTTGTTCTTACCTATCTTCCAATCTTTACTTTCATAGAAATCATAAAAAGTTTCTGCATCTATATTATTCTTTCTTTCAATACAATAATTACTAATCTCTTCAATAGTTGGTTTTTTAAAACGCCCCTTATTATTACTATACGTAGTATTAGTATTAATACTTGTATTATTATCCTTAAAGTTTTCTTTAATACCCCCCTTCTCGTTTTCTTTAATACCCCCTTTAAGTATTCTTATATACCTCCTATCAATTTCTTTAGTACCCCCCTTGTATGTGTAATATGTTGATACATAACCATTTGACACTAATTCGCTAATCCATTTAGAAATTGTTACAATACTCTTTTTATAAAGGCTAGAAAAGTATTTGTTTGTTGCAAAACACTCACCATTCATATTGAGTAGTGCAGTGATTTCAGCATATAATAATTTAGCATTAGCAGTTAGATTCTCATCATACCTAACCTCAGCAGATATTATAGCATAATAGTTTGGTTGTTCTTTCATTGTTTAGTTGTGTTTTTGTATTTCTAGTTCATAGCACTCAGTATAGGTTGACATAATTACAGTCCACTTACTAACCTGTTCATGAGTAAACCAACAAAATCTTGCGTATAAGCCATTTAAGGGCTGTATGAATAGATAGTGTGTAATTTTCTTTTTAGGGTTGTTATGGGCTTTAAAATTAACTCTGAGGGCATTTCCAGCAGACTTAATACCTTTAACATCTACATAGTTATATTCTTCTATACCTTCAATAACAATATCAGCCTCAACAACTGGTCTGCTTTCTATTATTGGTGCAGCCTTATATCTTACACCTTTGTTGTTCTCCATCAAATGTCTAGCAACAAGTTCTGCAAATATTCCTAGACTTTGAATTTTGTGTTCCTGATCTCCTCTGTATTTTTCTGTGTCAGGATTATATACATCAGAAGATAACATACTTCTTACCTTAGCAAGTTCATCAGATAGTCCGATGAAAGTGCTAGGATAAGTTGTATTTTTCCATTTAATCATTAGAATGGTAAGTCATCTTTTACTACCTTCTTGTTAAATGATTTCTTTGGCTCATCATTATTTTGTGGTGGCTCATAGTCATTTACATAAGCATAATGAGTAGCACCTTTTTCAGATGGTTCTCTTCGTTCTGATATTACCATAGACACCCATCCGTTCTTTGAGTTCGCTTGTAATTCATCAACTTTAAAGTTAGCAACCATCATAGTTCCATACTTTGTTTCAATGTTCTTAATGCTACTTGGTAAGTAGACTTTCTCTTTCTTGTCTTTCATTTTTTAATTGGTTTATTTTATATAATTTGGTTAATGATTTGTTTATTGCTTCTAATTGTGTTTCTAGTCCTAAGATTTCTTCATCTATCTCTACTTCAATAATTCTATTTTCAATTCTTTCAAAGTTTCTTTTGTCTTGAGCATAACCTTTGTTGCTATAAAAGAACTCAAATTGTCTTGAATGGTGTAGTATTGATGCGTGATGTAAGTTAGTTATCTTTGCTATTTGTGTGAGTGTCAAGTTAAACATCTCTCTTAGTATAAAGATGTATAGCCTTTTAGCAAATATAATGTTTCTCTCTCTGCTTCCCAAAAATATCCTACTCTTTTCTACATCGTATATTTCTGCTACTTCATTTAGTATTATCTCGTTATAATAATCACTAAACTTTAATCTTCTTCGTTTCATTTGTTTTGTTTTATTTTAAGTCGTACACTATTGTATCAACTATGTCTTGTATCTGTAATCCTAAATAGTCTGCTAATCTCTTAGCGTGTATGAATCTAACTCTGGTAGGGTCTGCTAGAAACTTCTTACTTGTAGCATAATTAACTACCATTACTTTACTTAGCAAAGTGTTTGATACACCATATATTCTAAGCAATGCCTCAAATTCATTCCTAGACTTTCTGATCTTATCTAATGAATACTTATAAGTCATTTTTTGTAAATGTATTTATCAATCTTCCAAGATGGTATTTTAAATTTAGATTTATTGTTAAAGTAAAAATCTACCAACTCATCTTTGTTTAATATTTGTAATGCTTGGTCTTCATTAATAAAGCCTATAACCTCTTTCTTATGCCACACTACATAAGTATGTGGTTCTGTAAAGTGCTTATAAATCTCTATGCTCAAACATCCCTTCTTTGAACATCCTTTCCCATTGTTTTCTTGTATCTCTTTCATATGTGTTTTCGTTTATAGTTGTTATTATTTCTTCTGCTTCTAGTTGTGTTAAATCATTTAGTCTTTCTAGAATATCTTCTATGGTTCTTGAAGGTAAACTTGTGTTGCAAATGTTATTCTCAATGATAAGCCATTGGGTATCAGTTATACCACTAGGCTCACCATCAAGGATATTATCTAACCATTCTTCATTCATTAATCGACAATCTCATCTTGTCCAAACACACCTTGCTCATAGAATCCTGCAATCTTTAGTACAACTCTTGACATTGCTCTCTTCTCTGCCATAGCAACTGGAAACTTCTTACCACCACCCATTAGGTTATTGTCAGATGCTTCTCCAAAACTCATAGCATTTTTAACTTCATTACCTACTTTCATTGTTGCTGCTGCTCTTAGTACACAGATACACTTTTCTACATCCATATTGATTACTTCATAAGCAACAGTAATGTTGTTTCTTGATACAATCTTATCAATACCAGTTCTTGTAATAATTACAAAACCTCTCTTGTCTTTGTATATATCTTCTTCTGTTAAACCATTCTGTTTGTAAAGTCTTCTTAGTGCCTCTTTTCTAGTTTCAACAACTGGCTCAGGTTGTTTTCTTAATTTTTCTTGCATTGTTTTTTTTGTCATTTGATTATTATTTAATTGATTATTAAGTTCTTCTTGTTGGTTGTACATATCTCGCATATACTCTTCTTTCATTCTTCCCATAATTGTTTATTGTTTTAGTTATATTCGATTTCATCCCATAGATATTGTGTTATTTCACATAACTCACGACCATCTTCATCCTGTAATATATCTGGATACATTCCATTTAGATACCATTCACTAACTACATTAATAACTTCTTGTTTAGTTAGTTTTAATCTTTCGATTATATTTTCTTCCATTGTGTTATAGTTTAGTTATTAAATTCAAGGCAAATATATAAAATTGGAATAAATAACAATACCTTTTTTAACAATTTTTATAAAAATGTTTATGTACTAGGTTAAAATTTATTGAAAAATATTCTATTATTGATAATGTATGGCTTGTTTGTAGGCACTTTTTTTAACTCTCTACCTAAAAAATCATACATCTTATTGTCAGTTTTTTGTTTTTGTATTTCACTAATAGAACTTACTGTATTGTAAGGACATACTGTATCTTGTTTAGATTTAATACATAACAATGCGTTGTCAGTAGAATCAAAGAAAGATGTAGTCAAGGTTGCTATATGTATTCCAACATCATAAGTGTGTTCTATCGCTTGATAACCTAATGCTATTGGATTATACTCACCAATAAAAGAAGTATCACTACCATCTCCAAAATCTAGATGATGAACAGTATAAAAGTTTTCTTGTAGCATATCACTGTAAGGTACTATAAAAGTTTTACCACCACCATTAGTACAAAACCAATCAGTCATACATACTTGTGCTTGTAATTGCACAGATAATAATAAAAATAATAATCTCATTAAAAGTAATGTACTAATCTTGCTACTTGACCACTCTCTTTTTCGTGTATAAAACCTTCTACTGCTTTAGGAACTCCAACATATCCT